TACTTCATAGCGTGGATTTCCTCGGAGAGAGGAACTGATGGACCGTAGTTATGTTCTGGTAGGGAGTTCTTAATCATATAGTACCTCTTATTGTTTTATCAATCAACATCATAACAAGGAAGTAGGAGTTATGCTCCATCATTTAACTTCCCGTCCACTTGCGTCTTTATCTTCTTTAAGCCAGACCATACGGTCAATGTCCGCTCGGCTAATGCCAATGTCGTTTAGTTCACGGTTTGTCAGCTTGTTAAGCTGCTTGATGGCATTGCGATGATCACGCCATGTAGCTAAGTAGTTTACGTATCTCCAGAACCAAGTCACCGATTATCTCCACTTCCACCTAGTACGCCGCGCTCTTCACGGTCATTCAACTTATCAACGTTACGCTGTAGTACTTCGTCTAGATCACTGTCGTAGTAGTTAGCTAATGCAGTGACATAGAACATCACATCACCTAGCTCCTTGATGATGTCTCCACCAGCTGCCAGCTTACCGTCTCGTATCTGCTTCTTGACCTTCTCAGCGATCTCACCAGCTTCACCTACAAGACCTAGTACGTTCTCAACTAATCGATCATCACCTGTAGTCATGATCTTACCTTCAACCCACAGGCTGTACTGTCTATTATTCATACTTCTAATTCCTCTACCCGTACCTTCATTACTTTAATATCGTCTACATCATGTAAGATGTTGTTTATCTCTTCTCGTAAAGCGTTCTCACGTTCCACTGAGTTCAAGTCCCAGTAGAAGTAATCAGGCTCCATCTTAATCTTAATAGTTACTTCATATTCCATTGTCGATCTCCAGTTATATCATGTAAGGGCTAACGAGTCAAGTAGTAAAGAGGTGACTAAAGGTCACCCCTAAGTCTTGCTTCAGTCTCCTCATCCATACTCCCTTCGTAGTGTATCGATTGATACCCATTGAGGCTCATATACACCATCCTGTATATTACGCTTGATGAGGACGCCTTTCCACCATTCTTTATTAGCTTGCCCAGCCCAACTTTCTGGAGCACCCTTGTAACACCCAACAACCGCCCCAATAGCGCCCTTGCTATTAACGTCGTCCTTAAAATACATATCACGTTTGTGACTGTGACCAACGCTGCAAGAGCGATACCGCTTCTGGAGTAACCCAAATGCATGATGAACGCCACTAATGGCACGGCCAAAGTTACCAGCGCCCACGAAATGAGCGTAATCCACACCGTCGTAGTTATGGATCGCGGGGGCACCGTTAGTATATTCGTGGTATTCGTCGAACCACTTCTTTGTGTCGAGGTGTTTGAATGAGATGCCATACTTCTCTCCTTCCAGGCGTGGGTCATATGAGATTGCTGTCTTGATACGAGTCTCGTGGTTCCCCTCAAAGCCGTACCATGCTGGACGCTTACGGCGCTGCTGTTTGAAACGGTAGCGTAGTAAGTCCTGTGATTCATTGTAGGACTCGATGTCGCCGCCGTAGTTCTGAGCGACTACACTCTTAGGCTTAGCCTTGTCATACATGTTGAGTGACTTCATGTCCGCCCCGTCTCCAAGGTCAACACAATAGTCTGGTTTGATGTCGTAGATGAGACCACCTAACCAGTCAAAGCGTTCATTGCTTGTCTCTGGCGATGCGTGGCCACATGACCATACGATAGCTGTCTTACCTTGACCTGATTTGGATACTGTCATTGTTTCTTCTCCTCGGCTGTCCACTCTTCTGGAATAACCTTGTCTGAGTACATGAAGCCATTCTTATCGCACCACTCTCCGTAGTTGCTCTTGGCTCCCTTATATAACTTAGCTCGTGAGTTACTGAATACGAACCTGATATCGAGATCAGGGTACTGGTCTTTGATCTCTTTATGTTTACGACGATCAGCTGAAACGAACCGTCCCTTTGTCTCGATGATGATACCGTTCTCAAGTACGAAGTCTGGCGTGTACGTCCGTTCCTTGGAGTCCAACCATTTGATCTTCATCTTCTCGTACTCAAAACTAACCTCACGTTCTTTAAGGTTAATACCGGTAGCTTCCTCTAGGCCTGACCGGTACCCAGCTTGGATTGCTCGTTTACGTGTAGCACTCTTCCTTACACTCATGTCCAATCCTCCGACTCTTCTACCCGTAGCTCTTTCTTAACCTTGGTAAGGTACATAGGGCCGTGGCTGTATTTATACATCTTAAGACCTGGCCAGCAAGCCTTCTTGAACTCGCAATAGCTACACTCCATACCTAACTTCATATTAGGAGATGTCTTGCTCTGTGGTACGTCCTTGAAGCTACGTTCTGGTGGTATCTTCTGCTTAACCATCTTCTTGATAGAAGCAATCTCAGCTTCCTTAGTCTTTAACTCCTCAGTGAAGTCGTACATGTCTAAGCAGATGTGTCCGTTAACCTTGTCGATTACTAGGAAAGCCCCTCGTGTCTTATCTGTTACGAGTGGGTCATCTTTAGCTGCATAAACATATGATGAGAGTTGAGAGATGTAACCGAATGGGTCTTGTTCTCTTAGGTCTCCGTTCCTAAACTTCTGGAAGGAGTAAGGTGAAGCTGACTTAACGTCTACTGTCATACCGTTGATGACACAATCTCGGCTACCTTTGATGCCATGTGCCTCCATCCGATCCTGTTGGCCTACAACAGTGTGTCCTGCTTGCTGTGCAATACATAAGGCAAGCTCTTCAATCATATCACCATATGAGAACTTGAGCAGGGAGTTAGCTCTTAACGGGATGGCTAAGTCGGTTTGGTTTATCTTATACCATAGTTTACGGTTACATGGGGTACCTAGGCCTGACATAGATAGGTAGCCCCTTGGTTCCTGAGGAGCACCGAATCGATCCTTAAATACCTTAGCGATGTCGTTACCCATCTGTGTACCTAAGGCTTCATCCCAACCGTTAAGGCCAAGGATAACATTCTCCATGTCCGCTACAAGAGTATCATTATTCTTATTCATTGTTATCTCCTGTTTCTATTGAAAGTAAAGGGGAGCACATTGGCCCCCCTCCTTTAGTTCTTGGTATCAGCGAGGGACTCGAACCCTACTTTGACTACCACCATGTGACGCCTAGCCACGGTGGGCCGGTATAACCTTACCAGTACTGACATACTCCTTAGAAGGGAATGTCACCTGGAGCAACCTTAGCTGCTGCTGGTGCGGCTGTTGCTTTAGCGACTGGAGCCGCTGCTGCTTGGCCTTGGGTGTAGTTCTTAGGTTTGATCCCAGGAGCACCACCTCCGCCTCCAGTTGACTCGAACACAACGTGGTCAATCACTTGCACCCCGTTAAGTCGGCAACCCTTGCCCATCTTAGTGTCGTAGACGTCTAGGTAGACAACACCGACCGAACCGTTACCAATCAACCCGTCTGCTTCTGAGTCCCATGTGGAACCCGCTGGGTTGAAGACGGTAGGTGGACCAGCTGCCCACTCACGATCGAACTTATCTTTCCAAGGACGCTTGAAGGTAACTCGTGTACCTCGGCCCTCAGCGTCTGGTTTACCTTGTTTTCGGACACCTTCGTCTTTCATCATCTTGAAGACGTCATCGTCCATGAGGAGGGTAACTGTTGTAGCACCGTCCGTCTCTACATCGTACTCACCTTGGTCACGATTGAACTCAAACAACTTAGCCCATTCAAGTGTACCTGTTAGTTCTATTGTCTTAGTAGCCATGCTTAATCTCCTGTAGCACTGTTATCATTTGTATAGTTTAGCATAATGGTTAGTGTGTGTCAAGGTACTTTAAAGCCTTTTGTAAGGCTTCTTTTGTATCACCTAACATACCTAAACCTCTGTTACATTGGTTGCACAGTAAACCCCTGACGCTACCTGTCTTATGGCAGTGATCTACTGACCAATTCCAGCTACGTCTTTCACCGTGGACACCGTTCTCTTCAGTCCCACAGATGGCACAACAACCGTTTTGTTTCTCCAATAGGCTGTTGTAGTCCTCTAAGGTAATACCGTACTTCCATTTGAGAGTCTTGCGTCTATTTACCTCAGCAAACCTCTCTTTATTCTCTTCACGGTACTTATGTCTGGCTGCTTTGTCACAGCTCTTGCAGCGGTAACCATATCCGTCTTTTGTTTGTTTACTTCTATGGTACTCACTGTATTGTAGTTCTTGTTTACATACTGTACATGTCTTCATGGTTATCTCCTTTGTGTGAAGTATAACACAGTGTGTGTTTAGTGTCAAGACGCATCAGTGTGTATCGGCCCAGCTACGACCTATGTTGTAGTCACCTGGGGTCGGTATCTTGAAACCAAGATCAGCCCCAGTGTTCAGCATAGTAGTAGACACTAACTTACCTAGGTGTTCAGCTTCTTCTTTAGTTCCTTTCACTTCTATTTGAAACTCGTCATGAACAAAAGCGACCATCTTAAAGTTGATACCCTCTTTCCTTGCGTTAGCATGGAAGTTGAGTAGTGTGTGTTTCATTAATACTGACTCACCTGATTGCAACATACCAGCTAATACCTTGTACTCGCTAGGCACCTTAACCTTACGTCCATCGTAACCTTTGAAGTAGCCTTGCTCAGCTATATAGGGTACTAGTCGCCGCTTTAATGCTGCCAGACCGTCGATGTTTTCCTCGAACCGTTTACGCGCAGCTGTTGCTTCTCTTAAGTTTACGTTCATGATGGATGCTGTCTTAGCTGCACCTGCACCTAGTAGCCAACTATAGATGAAGGTCTTAGCCATGTCTCGTGTACCGCCTTGGACACCCAAAGCATTCTTGTTCATGTTGTGGATGTCTGTCTCGTTCTCTTTCTTACCCTCCATGATAGCCTTGGCGTACATGTCTGCATCGAAGTAACGCCACATGTAATCGGCAAGTACTCGTAACTGGATGCCGTCAGCATCACAACCTACTAAGTAGCTGCCCTCTGGTGTGTCCCAGCACTCTCGTAAGTGTTTGTCATACTTAGCTTTGATCTCCTCTACCGCGTTACTAGGCTTACCGTGGAATACGGAAGCGATGTTAGCTGTGTTAGGAGCGCTGTGTGCGCACCGTCCTGTCCAAGCACCGATGTTATTGATCGTACCGTGTATACGTCCATCATCACATACTTGATTGATCCACTCAACCAGTGAGCTTCTACGTCCCTCTAGGGTCAACCACTGCGCTAGTGCCTTGGCTCCTGGGAGGGCTGTGTTAGGTAGTGTAGATAGGTTGTCCTCTGAGACTGTGTACCCATATCTTGCTAGGGTAGCTTTCTTCTCATTGTAGAACGCATTGTCCATCTTGGGTATCTTCTTGCCGTATGGATCACCAACCTTTAATCTTCCGAACTTGATATGAGTAGCTGTCTTATCGAATGGCTTCCATCCGTTAGCCCACAGTACGTCGGCTCGGTCCTTAGAAGCAGCAGGGTTAAAATATATGAAGTCATGACATACTAGCTCGTCTCCTACACGGTTGGTTAAAGGGTACTTCTCCTTAGCCTTTGTAATATTGGCGTAAGGTGTTCCGTCTGCTTTCTCCCTATACTTGATTGTATTGACAGGTAGTAGTTTGGGTGGGAAGTCTTCTTGAAACTGAGCTTCAAGTGTATCCATCCGTTCAGTAACACCCCCTAATAGGTGCTTAGCTAGATCAGAGTTGAAGTGGAACCCGTGGTATTTGGATCGTACCAATTCAATCTGTAGATCGTGTTCTGCACGTAAGGACTTAGCCCAGTCAGGATCATAGATGATGTCTTTGAAGTGATTGAACAGTGCCTCTGTTGTATCTAAGTCACCATACCAGTAGTCTATCATCTCCTGATTGAAGTTCTCGAAGTCAGTGTAGTCACCTTTGAACACCCCTAGACGTACACCCCAGCTCTTTAGTGAGTGTGGTCCCTTACCACCTAACGGTGTTGGTATGTCGTATTCTACTGTACGGGACACGATGAGAGTATCGAGTACCTTACGTGGGTCAAGGGGAGTGTCTAGCCACTTGTTGAGTAGAGGTAGGTCATATTGAATGAAGTTGTGACCAACCATCTTATCAAGCGACAGGTGCCACTCTGTTGCAGCCTTACGGGCTACTGGGTCTTCATGGATATTCTGGAACTCAAAGACTTCACCCGTGTCCATCATCTTGCCGCCGACCAACCAGCACTTGTCTGGATGCTCAATAGCATTTGTTTCAATGTCACAGAAAGCTAGTCTCATTATGTCTCCTTTTCAAAGTCCGTCATTAATAGTAGTTCAACCTCATCCTGTAGCCTGTCGGCTCTCTCGAAGTCTCCTTCAGCTAATGCAACCACAAGATCACCTTGCATTTGCATAAGACACGCATCGAACAAAGAGTCCATACTTTCAACCATCATGTCGAAGTCTTGCTCTTCTTCAATGTCACCGAAGAACGCACCCTCGTCGAGAGTACTGGGGCTTGATACCTCGTAGTCATCTTCGTCATAGTAGTTACACATCGAAGCCAGCTCCTTCTGCTAATACTGTTGTGTCTGGGTCATAGAAGATAGACCCTGCTTTACCTAACCGACTGAATGGACGATTCTTATCAATCACGAAGTTAGTAGTGTTGCGTTCGTCTTCGTCATCTGACTCAACATCACGCTCTAACTTCATACAGATGATTGCCTCTTCTTCGAGGGAACCAGCATACTTAGTACGGCCATCATCATTCACCTGAGAGATGAAGATAACACCGATGTCTAGCTCCTTAGCTAACTGAGCCATGCGAGACCCTACTGCGGTTAGTAGAGATGTAGCGCCATCCGCCCCACCTTGTGACAGATAAGCCAGACGTTGTACGTGGTCAATGAATACATAGTCCACACCGTACACCACAGCCGCCATACGCACGTAGTCGAGTACCTTCATGGGGTCATCATGGGAACGCAACTCAAACACCACTGTACGGTCATTAGCGATCCGTTGTGCTGCTGCGATAACGTCTGCCTCTGTCACTCCATTAGATGCTGCATCCTCCTTAGTCCGTACGTTGATACCCAACTCGTAGGTAGCCATCGAACGGTATGTTGTTGAGCGTTGCTCCTCCATGTGCATCATTGCGATCTTAACTTCTGGGTCACTCTTTAGTAGACCACACTCGAAGAATCGTACCATCTCTGTCTTACCACCGCCTCGTGGTGCCTTAACGAAGGTGATACCACCCTTGACTAGACCTCTGATCTTATCGTCTAGACCAGCATGTCCTGTAGGGACGTAGCTGTAAGGGTTCTCAGTCTTAATGGTCGTCTCGATGTCTAAGTCACCAAGGTAGAAGTTATCAGGACTAAACCGTTGAGGCTTACGTGCTGACCACATCAGGTCATCTGAGGCACCAGCCATTAGGAACTCATTGGCATCCTTATGTTTGGACATTGGTACATAGAAGAACTTCTCAGGGAACAACTCGTATAGCTTCTCGGCTGCTGCTTTCCCTGGGGCGTCCTGCTCACCAGCGTAGATCACTTCCTTGAAGGAGTTGATGTATTCGTAGTTCTTCTTTAGGAACCGTTCTGACATAGTAGCTGAAGGTAGTGACTTAACAGGGAATGTCTTACCTAGGATTTGGTAAAGACTTGCTGCATCAAACTCACCCTCTGTGATGTATAGACGGTTGGAGCTACCCTTGTTGAAGTCAGGGCCGAACAGATCATCTAGGCTACCTTTCTCCTTTAACCAGAACTTCTTCTCCTCATAGCCACGGTACTTAACATTGGAGGGCCACTTAAAGGCATAGCGAACTGCGTCACCTGCCTCATCTAGTTGTAACTGAATACCATATAGTTGGCAGACGTCTGAGTCGATACCTCGGATACCATCATATGTACCGGAAGCGATTGCACGTTGTGTCACTGGTGGTTTCCTTTCCTTTAATGGATAATCATCTTTAGCCCAATCGAAGATGGACAAACTATTCATACCAGCTGTAGGGTATGACCTATCACAGCTGTGGCACTTGCCTACCTGTTCGTCTTCAGACCAGCTGAAAGCGTCAGAGGAACTACAGGTCTCGTATGGACAGGGCTGGTGCGTTCGGTTACTCATAGTAGTGATCCTCTATAGGCACCCTCAGGGAGGTGCATTGCAGCTACAAGGTCAGTCCACTGTTGGGTGCTAAGTTCTAGCACCTGTCGCTTACCTGTATCTCTTATCTCTTGGCAGATGTAGACAACCTCAGTGTCGAGTAGTACCTCAACATCCTCGAAGTTGGCTTCCTCATCTAGTGTAGTCAACACTGTGTAGTCAAATTCATGTTCGATCGTAAACATATTGATCTCCTTTTGTTGAAGTATATCATAGGAAAAGGGGCACCGTCAAGCACCCCTTCAATATAGTATACACGTTATTAGAACTTACTCATCTGTTTTCTTTAGTCCCACCTCTCCTTGATTTCAAGGCACTTAGTTATAACTAAGTATGCGACACCTACGTATGTGACTGATACCAACAGTACACCCAACATTAGTCCAAGCAATTCTTTATCCATTCTTCTTCTCCTCAGATTCTAAATCTTTGTAAAATGATACTACTTCAGACCAAGAATCACTGTAGGCACTCAGTAACTTCTCGAACCGCCAGTCGTAAAGCTGCTCAATACCGATAAGAACATTCATCAGTTGGTCAGTCGTAGGATCTTCAAGTCCATCGCCCCCTACTTGTGAGTATACTAACTTTATGTCTTCACATACACCACGACACTCCAAGATTTCATTCTCTAGGTCATACATCTTTCTTATCATATGGTTATATAAGTTAAGCTGTCCATTCATCAGAACTCTCCTCAATAAGACCCTCAAGGCCGTCTATAATCATAGCTGTTAGACCCTTCTCCAAGACCATCTGCACCATCTCTGGCTCAATGTCTACTGTCAGGATAGCACTGCCATCGTGTGTGTTCTCTTTGATCTCAACAATGGTGAACAACTCTTTGGTCTTAGGTGTTTCCACTACAGGGTACATCCGAACACGATGCTCTTCTTCTGTTAGGTATTCACCATTTAAGTACCAAGACTTGGTGCCACAAGCACCCTCAATAGCAGGGCCATCTTCACGATGTAGCTCATCATTTAAGTACCAAGACTTGGTGCCATCCACCCACTCAATAGCAGGACCATCTTCACGATGTAGTTTACCATTTAAGTACCAATACTTATTACCATTAGCATACTCAATAGCAGGACCATCTTCACGATGTAGCTTACCATTTAAGTACCAATACTGAGTACCACTAGTATAAACTTTAACTTCGTATTTAATATAATTAGTCATCATCCTACTACCTTCACTTTCTTGCCTAGGGCTTCACTGATCTGGGCTACAGTCATTTCCACTGTAGGTGACATACGTTCATTAAACTCTTCTTCTGTTAGCTTCTCACTATTTAAGTACCAAAAAACACGGCCATCAGAATATGTAAGAGCAGGCCCATCTTCACGGTGTCGCTTATCATTTAACCACCAAGACTTATAGCCATCAGTATAAACTTTAACTTCGTATTTAATATAATCAGTCATCGTCTACCTCCCAGTAT